TTAATGCAGTGATAGTGTCGCCATCATAAATTTTAATAATTTTAATTGGATCGGCGAACAAAATAGATATAAAAAGCAAAAATATATAAACAATTTTCATTTAATCCCCTTGTAAATTTTTGCCTATACCTTTTCATATAATCAAAACAAAAAGGGCAAAAATGCATCAAATCGAAGTAGAAGAAAACTTAAGACGTATTTTTATCACAAACAAATATACAAAAACCTTACGCCCTCTTTTTGGCCTTAATAGGCATATTGATAAGAGCGCCGATCTTTATAATCTGCTAGCACTAAAAGAGGACATCATAGAGCAGATCAAAAATCACGAGCCAAGAATAAAACCTGATAGCATAAGCTTTGAAGACGATAACGGCTCCATAATCTGCGAAATCTCATATACACAAGATAAAGAAGCTAAATTTCTAAGGCTAAATATATGAAAGTGCCAAATTTTATAAAGCCTCTTGATATAGACAAGGAGCGAGAAAGTATCATAAATGAGTTTAGGGTAAGGAGTGGAAAACTAAACTATAAACCGCTTATCGGCGATGATTATATGACGCTTATAGATATATTTTTGTTTAAGCTCAATAACTTTATAGAACGTACAAATGTTAAAATTTCTCAAAATTACTTACTTTTTAGCCAAGGTGAGTATCTAGATGAGCTTGTAAAGCTAATAGGTATAAAAAGAAATGAAGAGATAAAGCCAATCGCAAAGGTTGAGATAAAAGTAAATAGCTCAACATTTCTAAGTAAAGGTACTAAATTTACAGACACCAAAGGGCATTTTGCCTATCTGCTAAAAGATACATATATAAGTGATACGGCGATAGTTGAGATCGAGGCAGCGGACTATTTTAAAGAGCCTTACGAGACTACAACGCTTGAAATACCAAACATCTATATAACCGAAATAAACATAAAAGAGCCTTTTAGTGGTTTTAAGGCAAGAGAGAGCGACGAGGAGTTAAGAGAGCGATTTTTACTGGCACTTCATCGTTTTAGCACAGCAGGAAGCGAAAAATCATATCTTTTTCACGTCTTAAGTGTCGAGGGTATAAGCAAAGCAAGCGTATACCAGTTAAGTGCTGGAGTAGTGCAAGTGATATATTTATCAAAATTTGATCCACAAATAGCTAAGGAAAAGATCAAAGAGGCGCTAAAAGACAAAATCCCACTAACTGATAATGTACGTATAAAAGAGGCAAATAAAGTTAGTCTTGATCTAGTTATCGAGATCGCACCAAAGCAAAATTTTATGTTTAATGAAATTTTAGCGAATGCAGATTTTAGGCTAAAAGAGTTTTTTAACACGCTAAAGATTAATGAAACACCACACATCTCGCAGCTCATTGAAGTAGCTTTTGATGAAAATACTGCATCCGTTGAGGTAAAAACGCCGATACCAACAGCCGACCGAGATAGCATAATTATTTTAAACTCACTTCAAATAAATAAGGCTAACCATGCTTGATTTAAGAGCCTATAATGATGTACTTTTTAGAGTTGATGAAGTTTTTTCGTCAAAAATGGATGAGTATTTAGCCTTTGATGAGCGATTTTTCTATAACCAAACCGATCTTAATCGCCCATATTTAGCTCATCAATTTGATACCGAGCCAAAAAGTCTAAGTATAGATGAGACAAAAGAGCTACTAAAAGCACCGCTTAAAACATACTTTTTTGAAGGAACAAGTGAGAGCTTAGAATCTGGATTAAAGGCTTATTATAGCGGTGCAAGTACAAAACAGTGGAGTGAATACGGCGGTGAGCCATACCATTTTAAACTTATTTTGGATGCAAGCAAAGGGCTAAGTAAAGAGCAAGTAGCAAAGACCGATAAATTAATCAAAACCTATAAAAACGTGCGTAGCGTATATGATGGAGCAAGCATAAAAGCGACTGCTAGCATAAATTTAAAGGCTTACTCCTACACATTTAGCGGAGAGAACATAAGCGTAGATCCTTATGTGGTTTCAAATATAAGCCAAAGAACAAGCTTTAAAGTAGGAGCTACTACGCAGATAAACGAGATCATAAGCATACCAATCGATGCAATAAGAGTTTTAACAAGATAAAGGACGGATAAATGAAGCAATACACACTTTTAACAGCTAGTGGCATAAACAAACTTTTAAAAACCGCTAGCGACGGATCAAAGATCGCATTAAAAGAAGTTGTAGTAAGCGATTACGAAGGAGAACTAAGCGAGCAGACCACATCAATACCAAATGAGAAATATAGAGGAGCAATAAACGCCGTAACGATAGACGAGAGTGATAGCAATATTCTTGATGTTGATGCGGTAATACCGCCTGAAGTTGGCGGATTTTACATAAAAACGGCTGGCATATACTGTGATGATGGCTCACTCTTTGCAGTGGCAAGACTAGCAGATACTTATAAGCCACTTTTAAACGAGGGGTCAAGCAAGGACATCACATTAAATTTTAAACTCCAAATCGCAAATGCGAACGAGAGCATCATTTTAAAGGTTGATAACAATATAGTGCTAGCAACCAGAAAATGGTGCGAAAAGATGTTTCTTAAGATAAAAGACAAGATAGACGCATACACCAAGCAAGAAAGCGATAACACATTTGCTCTAAAAACTGAGTTACAAAAAGCTATACCAGTCGGAAGCTATCTTTTATATAGCTCAAACACAAATACTCCAGATGGATTTTTACGTTGTGACGGATCAGCCCTTGACAAAAACACATACGCCGCACTCTTTGCAGTGATCGGCTACACATACGGACGAAGCGGCGATAAATTCTTGCTGCCAAACTTTAGCGATGGCAAATTTATGCGTGGCATTGGTGGCAATGCTGCGGATATTGGTACAGCTCAACAAGACGCATTCCAAGGACACTTTCACGCTTGGAGAGATAATGCGTCCGAAGTTGGCTGGACTTATAACGTTGTAGGCAATACCTCAAATAAGCCAGGAACTAGAAAAAATAATAGCATTGTTTCAGAACCTACATCAGATGGTAAAAATGGCGAACCTAGAACTGCAAACGAAACAAGGCCATACAATATGGCCGTAGTTGTATTGATTAAATACTAGGAGTAATAATGAAAATTTATATCTATGACACACAAAACAACGAGTATCTATACGAGACAGAAGCACAAATAGATCCACTACTATTAAGTAGTAAAGGTGAAACGATCTACCTAATGCCACCAAACGCAACACAGATCGCCCCAACTGAGCCAAAAGCTGGTTACGCAAACGTTTTTACTAATGGCAAGTGGGAGCAAATCAAAGACGAGAGAGGCAAAACATACTACGACAATGACAACAACGCCGTAACAATAACCGAGCTAGGGCAAGAAAAAGGGCTAAGTAAAGAGCCAAAGATAGATGAAAAAGCTAAGGCTTTAGCACAGCTTGAAGCGGATATAAAAGAGTGCGAGGATGATATAAAACACGCCCTTATTATCGGCAATACTGCCGTATTGGAGAGCTTAAGGACGGAGTTAAAAGAGCTAATAGTGCAAAGAGAGGGTTTAAAATGAGTTATGTAATAGCTTGTGGAATATCACTAATTGTAGGTGTCCTAATATGCTTAGGATACATAATATGGAAAATGAACTTACCTATATAGGAGAAAAAGATGAGCTATTTTTTAATCTGTGTATTGTCGCTAATTTTAGGCGTCTTGTTATGCCCTATCGTGATCTTTCTAAGAGCACGTAAGTGCGACCAGTGGGATAACTCAAACATGACAAACATTTTAAGAGTGTTTAGTCATTTGGCGACACATCCTGATGACTTTGCCAGATTTCAATACGAAGATGGCACAAAGCCATTTTGGTACTTAAATGGCGACGAATTTACGGATATTGTTAAAACTAGACCAAACAAAAAGGATGAAAAATGAGAGTAAGGATAAAAAGGTGCGCAATTTGCGCATCAAGGCTTGATAAAGATGGGAATTGCACTTGGGAGGGATGTCCTAAAAGCCCTAACTATAAAGAAAAAGAGCAAGAAAAACCAAAGGACAAAAAGGATGAGTAATGCTTAAATTTAAAGAGCTTTTGCAACTCTTTTGCATTATAACTATTGAGTTACCGCTAGAGATACTTGGCTATTTAATAGTACCTATCGCTTTGGCATTTTGCGATAAAAATAGTGAGCATTTGCCAAAGATATTTAGGTGGTTTGAAGATGCAAACGACACTTATAACGGAGTAAATTCAGCCATAAATGGTGATAGTGGTTGGAGAAAGGAACATTTTAAAGAGCCAAAGAATAGGACGTATTTTGCACGTCTTTTATGGCTATATCGTAACCGAATAGGCTATTTTTCAAGCAGAATAAACGGCGTAAAAGTGAGCGAGATAGATCCGTCAAGCGTAATTACTCAAGGCAACCCAAGAGTAACAAGTAATGGCGGAGTGATAAGTGATTTTTGTAAAGTTACTTGTAAGCTTAAAAATGGTCGCACTCGTTTTGGACTTTTCAAAACGATCCGTTACAAAGGCTTTTTAAGTGGCTTTTATTGTCGTATTTATGTCGGATGGAAACTACTCGACGTGGCGGAGATGAACGAATACAACAAGACCACGTTTATGCAACCAGACGACAAAGAGCATCTTAAGAGCGTGTGGGCGATAAACCCATTTAAAAGGGTGCGAGGGAGTAATAATGCTAAGCCCTAGTTTATATCTTAGTGGCTTCTTGCTACTTACTACCCTACTTCTT